GTCAGCAGCAGCCGATGCCTCAGGGCAACTGGCAGCCGGGTATGCAGCCGATTCCGCCCAAGCAGAAGAAGCCCTTCTTCAAGCGCACTTGGGTCATCGTGACCGGAGCAGTCCTCCTGGTCTTCATCGTCATCGGAATTGCCAACGGTGGCGGTTCCCCTACGACTGACAGCGCTGCTGAGCCGTCTGGTGGAGTTACTTCTTCGGACAAGCCGGTTACGTCTGAGAAGCCTCAGGAGTCCACCAAGCCGTCTCAGCCTGCTCCTGCTGCCAAGAAGTTTGTCAAGCTTGTGACGCTTTCCGGCAAGGCTGACAAGCAGTCGGACACCATCAAGACCACAGGTGGTAAGATTCGCCTGAGCTACACCTTCACCGACCCCAGCAACTCCGGAATCATCGTGGCTGGAATCTACTTCCTGAAGGAAGGCACTGACCTTCAGAAGGACGGTGGAATTCCGGAGGTCATGATTTCTGAGCCTGGGAAGGACACTACGACTCTCCGCAAGGACGCTGGTGAGTACTACCTGAAGGTGACTTCTGCAAACGCCAAGTACACGGTGGTTGTCGAAGAAGAGCGTTAGTAACACGTTGCAAGAGCCCTCTGTCAATTGGTATCAGGCAGAGGGCTCTTGTCATAACTGAAGGGAGGTAAACATGACTATGCGTGCTGCGGGATACAGCCGGATTTCGGAAGATGTCACCGAAGAGGGCAAAGGTATTGAACGACAGAGACAAGACATCCTTGCCTTGATTGAGCGGAAGGGATGGACGCTTGTAACTAAAGAGGACGCACCAGGAGAAATCTACGAAGACAACGACATTGGCGCGTCTACTCGCTCAACCAAGCCCCGTCCAGACTTTGACTCAATGATTGCTCGCGCCAAGGCCGGTGAAATTGATGTCATCGTGGCGTATTCCAATAGTCGGCTGTCCCGTCGTCCGGCTGAGTGGATTGACCTAATCAACCTTGCCAATGCTGGACAGGTTCAGATTGTCACCGTGGCATCTGGTCAGTACGACCTTTCAACGGCTGACGGACGTGCTGTGGCAATGACAATTGCCATTTGGGATGCTGCTGAGGTTGAGCGTCTTGCAGAGCGTGTAGCTCGACAGAAGAAGCAGCGTGCAGAAGAAGGCAAGCCTCAGGGTGGGCGGTATAGGACTTATGGGTTTGAGCGTGACTGGACACTCATTCCTAACGAACTAAAGGCCGTTGCTGAGATGTTTGAGCGTCGGGCTAAGGGTGAGTCCATGACTGCCATTGGGAAAGACCTGACTGAGAAGGGCATTCTCACCAGTACCGGCAAACCGTGGCGTGCAGGTGTCATCAGCACCACTCTTGCCAATCCGCTCTATGCAGGACTGCGGAAGTACAACGGGGAGATTATCGGCAAAATCAGTCAGGAGAGCATCCCTCATGTTGAGGGTGTTTACCCGGCTGTCAGTGAGGAAGTCTTCAACTCTGTACAGGACAAGCTTGCTGACGACTCCAAAGGCACTGGTGCCCGTTCCCACCTTGGGTCAGGATTCCTCATCTGCAAGAACTGCCTAACTCAGATGAAGGGCAACGCCTACACTGGCAACTATCGCTGCTCCACGAACTATGGCGGATGCGGGAAAATCTCCGTACGCATAGACCAGGCTGACTTGCACCTGAAAGCAGCAGTCATGCAGAAGCACCTTCAGACGCTGAGCCGTATCAAAGAGACTCCCAAGGTGGTTCGTGACTTTGCTGCTGAGGAGTTGGCAATTCAGACAGAGATTAAGAAGCTCCAGGACGGCTACAACGCTGAGATTTACACGCTCCGAGAGGTTCAGCCTCTAATCAAGGAGCAACGCGAAAAGCTGAAGGCTCTGGAGAAGGAAGCCACTCAAGCCACAAGCAAGCGGGGTATGCAGAAGGAAGTGAAGGCGTACTTTGACTTCGTGAAGATGAACCTGTCTCAGAGGAGAGCCTTCATCTCTGGATACATTGAGAACGTCGTAGTCCTCCCCCGTGGCCAGAAGGGCAACCACGTCTTCCAATCCAAGCGTCTTGAGTTCCACTTCACCGATGGTGAGATTTGGAACGGTGAAGACCTCCTTGACCTGGAGGACGCTTACGGGCCGGTTGACGAGTTTGACGAAGAGTTGGGATGGGAGCCTGACCCTGAGAAGAGGGCTGCTAAGCCGTAGATTCGCCTGAGCCGAATTAAATAGCACTGGGAGACGGTTTCATACACTCCCCCTAAAGAACCCATCTTGATTCGTCAGGGTGGGTTCTTTTATTTACTTCCTAAGAATTTCCTAAGAAACCTTGACAAAACCCGGTTTTCGGCCCGCCTCATAATTGGTCCCGTTTTATACTGGGAGTAACCGGTTGAAAAAGCCGGAAATCTTAGGAAGAAGGAACACAACACATGAACACAACACAATGGCTTGAGACTTGGAAGGAAGGTCTGTCTGAACTGGATGACATCACAGTCAGGCTTGAGAGACTAAAGCACAACACAGACGTGATGCTTGAAGAGCTTGACAGAGAGGAAGCCTCAGACGAGGCTAAGCCACAGCGTAGGTCGTTCCTACGTGCAGTATTCAGACGAGGGGAACTCAATAATGAGCCAGCCAGTGTTTGACAAGCAAGACCAGTTTGACAAGATTGCTCAGGGTCTCTTGCAGGGTGAGCAAATCATTGCCGTGTATGACGCCATTGGAGCCGGTACGGGATTCATCGGTCTAACTAACAGGCGCATCATCATTCAGGACAACTCATTTGTTGGAAAGAAGGTGGCCCTGACCAGCATTCCATACAGCAAGATTCAGTCAGTGTCGTACGTGTCTGACAAGAATTTCCTAAAGTTCGCATCCACCAGCACGATTGCTGTTCATGCAGGAGGAACCTTGCATGAGGTTAGCTTCCGTGGAGACGAGAAGGCGGCACATGCCCATAACGTCATTCTTTGGAACATCATGCAGTAAGCATTCAAACAAAGAACCCCGGTCTCTCACTCAGAGAGCCGGGGTTTCTTGTGTCATGGAAGTCTCAGCAACAGCATCGTTGGCTCACCAATTGCGTCATAGCCAACTGACTCAACCTGTGCGCCTAACTCAGCGATAGCGGCATTCAGAATGTCCAGATAGACCCAACTCTTAGCCTCCTCATGTTGTCTCCGGTACCAATCGAGCAGGTCTGCAACCCTACGGAATTCGTATCTCATGCGTCTAAGCATAGAGAAGCCCTCCCAAGTCCGGCACTCAGGAGGGCTCTCAGTGGAACAGCCAGGGTGCTCAAGGCAGGAGACGGCTTACATGAACACCCTGACTGGCTTATGTGGAATCGTCCGGACGCTCAGCCTCACGAGCAATGTCGTTCCGGAGCTTCTGAATTTCAGAGCGAGTGAAGGCAGGACCAGGGTTGTTCCTTAGAAGGATTTCAATGAAGCCGACAGCCTCACCAATTCCCCCGTCAAAGCCTTCGTCAAAAGCCTCACGGCATTTGGTCAACCAAGGCTCAGCAACGTGATGCCAGTCATTGGGGTCAAATTCCTCTTCACCCGTGTCCAGCCAAGTAGCGCCAGTTTCGTCACGGTGATACCCGTTGTGGTCACCAAGAATGCAGATGCGGCCCGTTGACGGGTTCTTTCCATCACAAGGAATTTCCTGAGCGCTCTTCATCACCGGCCACCTCCTTTCATCCGTTCCCCGCGTAGTCATTTGCTCATCGTCTGACATACCGGTCTGGCCACAAGGGGTTTCCCTGTCTCCCATCCTCAAGAGGCAACCAGGAGACGCCACCGGCATACTGGGTCTGTGAGCTTTGGGAGCGAGCTACGACGGCTGAGGCAAGAGGCAGGGATGAGCCTTGCCCAGCTTGCCGACAAGACGCACTTCAGCAAGGGCTACCTGTCCAACGTGGAGTCCGGCAGGAAGCCAGGTACGCCAGAGGTTGCAACAGCCTGTGGCAAGGCTCTGAACGCCTCTCAGAGCCTCCAGGATGCTTTCCGGCAGGGTGAGATAGCCAAGCAGGACGCAACGCCTTGGGAGACGGCTGAGCTACTGGAGCGTCTGACGGCATCGGACGTGTCTCCTCGTGCCCTGGAAGCCCTACACAGTGCCGTCACAGAACTCTGCTGCCAGTACTCGTATCGAGACGCCAGCGAGCTACGCACAGAGGCTCACGGCTGGATTGAGCATGTCGGCAAACTGCTGCGTCAGCCGGTTGGGCTGAAGGCTCACTCAGAGCTTCTGACGGCTGCTGGCTGGCTCGCTCTCCTGGTGGGCTGTGTTGAGTGGGACATGGGTCTCAAGGCTTCAGGGGAATACACCAGGCGTACGGCTCAGGCAATCGCTGAAGAAGCCGGTAACTTTGAACAGCTTGGATGGGCTTACGAAATGGAAGCCTGGTATGCCTTAACTCAGGAACGCTATCCAGACGTTGTGAAAGCTGCACAGGCTGGTCAGGCAATGACCAAAGGTACGAGTGTGCATGTTCAGCTAATCGGTCAAGAGGCAAAGGCCAGAGGAGCTTTAGGAGAGACTGAGATACCGCGTCTCTTGGAAACGGGCAGACAGTTCCTTGATGCTCTTCCCTACCCTGACAGACCTGATAATCACTTCAAGATAGACCCTGCCAAGCTTGAGTTCTACGAAATGGATGCCTACCGGCTGTCCGGCAGAGACGACATGACCAAGGAATACGGTGAGTTGGTCGTCACTCAGAACAAGTTCCCTATGCGTGTGACTCAAGCTCGATTGGCTCTTGCTCTGGTCTCTGCACGTCAGGGTGACCTTGAGGCATCTGTTAGTCAGGCCATGGACGCAATCACTGAGAACCGGCGTTCCTTGCCTGCCTTCAAGCTCCTGAACCGGCAACTGGCTATCGAGCTACAGCAACGCTTCCCTGGTGAGAACCTGACGAACGACTTCGTTGAGGTAGTGAGAAGCCTGTAAACGACAAAAAGCCGGGTATCCAATTACGGATACCCGGCATGTCTTTGTTACTTGTCCTTAGGACGTGAACGAGGCTCCAACCCATTGTCAATGAGTTGCCTCTCAAGCCTCGCAGAGTGGTTGCGCTCTTGGTAGTAGCGTTCACGCCACTCAAATACCTCAGCCTCAACCTCATCGATACGCTCTCGAAGCTCCTTGATTTCTGCCAAATCAATTTTGCGGTCATCTCTCTTATCCGCGTTGCGGTTGAAGAACTTTGTACCAGCAGCCAAAATCAGACCGCTGACAATAGTTCCGATGACTGCCCAAGCGCCACCCGGAATGCCCCAGTACGTGGTTAGCGCAATTGTAAGCAGAATCGTCAATGTCAACACTGTTTAGTCAGTGCTTTCAACAATCACGAGTGGTGAAGCAGCTTGATACTTCTGCTCCACGTAAATGACAGCCATGATGAGGGCAATAATCAGGGATGTCACCCATCCAAGACTCACACCGCTGGTAATGATGATTCGGGTGAGAGTGATGAAGGTATACCAAAGGAACAACCAGAAAGCTCCAGTTGCAACCGTGTGCGGATTGTTGCGCTTGTATGCGAACAAGGCAGGTACAGCAGCAAGGCTATTCAGAACCCCCGCAACTGTGACCGATACGCCTACCGCTGTCGATGCTGTCGGCAGTACCAGAGGAAGGTACCAAGGAAGTGCAATCCAGATTCCAGCAAGAAAGGTGAAGGTTCCTGTAATCAGGAGAATCATCCTTGCTGGCTGGGTGCGACTGTACTTAAGCAGTCTCTTCGGCATCTGGTACCAACTCCGTACCGTCGTCCTCATGCTCAAGCTCGTATGGCTCGTCAGCATCAGACTCGGGAGCCAGTGGGCTTCCGTTGTCGTCCTTAGGGTCAGCCACAGGCGTTACGTGCTTGCGTGCCAGATAGGCAACGACGAATGGCGCAACGACTCCAACAAAACCCATGATTGCCTCTGTCTGTGTTGGGTCAATGCCCAGTCCGAATGACACAAGCAGTGCCAGTGCTGCTGACACAACCGATGTGATTGCAGCAGTGGTTAGAAGTGGTTCTCTGTTCATAAGTGTTTTCCTCATTTCGTGTATTTGAGTCGCACCACACCAAGCCCCCAAGACGTAGTGCGAAATAGCCGTCTGTCTTCTCAGGTGAGTACTCAGACAGCCGGTTCTGCTGGTGGTGGAACATCGGCATACACCTTCTCCACCGCTTCATTGAATAGTTGGACTACTTCTTCTTTCACGTAGCCACGATTCTTCAGGGTTGAAACTCCGTTCTCCATCTGCTGCGTGACCTGGAATCGCTCACCACGAGCGTTAATCTCAGCCAGTGCAGCAAGGCGGACGGCTTCAACCTGAGAGTCATCCATACCAGTAAAGTCAACCGGCATTGGGCTATCCGTTATAGATGATGTTGTAACCATGCTTAGCGACAAAGCCTCCCGTCTGAGGACCAAACTTGCCGTCAACAACCAGGTGACCCACGTACTGAACGTTCTTCAATGCCTGCAAGAAGACCCTTGAAGCATCAGCCCACTTGCCAGCAGCTACGGCTGCATTCCAGTAGTTCTCGTCAGTCACCTTGATTGCCTGAAGCGCTCTGGCAAATGCCATGAAGCGTCTTGCCTCAAGCAAGACCTGTCCTTCCATCTTCAGACTCTTAGTTGCAAAGTTCACAACGGATGAGTGAATGACTGGCTTAGCCAAGGAAGCCTTGTAGGACTCCCATGTGACGTTGACGTAGGCACGAGTAGCGTTATCAGCACGGTTGTTAGCAAGACCATTCCTACCGGCCTTGTATGCCAAAACCTGCCTCTTGGCTCCTGCTGACAGTTCAGCGTCTCCAACTGCAATGCAGTGAATGTGAGCAACCCAATTGCCTTCAGACGGCAGACGTAGCCATGCAGCGAAACCAACTCGTCGTAGAGCGACAACAGCAGCAGTCCTCTTTGTTGCCGTCAGGTCTCTTGCCCTGAAGTCAACTGCTCCACCACCGTCATGAGTACCGGCAGAGGCTGTTACGCCACCACGGTTGTATGACCCTTGAGTTGGCACAAGCTGCCAACCAAGAATCTTCTCAGCAGCAAGAATCATGTCCCTTGTGCGTGTGTTGAGGGTTACCCCTCTAAAAGTGATACGTGTATATGCCATGTGTCTTCCTCTCGTATTTGGGCATAGAAATGCCCTGAGAGCCGCCGGATTTTGTCCAGTGACTCTCAGGGCTTGATGTATTTAGTTAGAGCCTCAGTGGGCTATGTAGGGCTTCTCAGCTATGGTTTAGAAGTAGCACTCAACGATGACTACACCGTTGGCACCATTTCCACCGGCAGCAGCAGCGCCACCAGAAGTGGACAATGCTCCACCTCCACCACCACCGTAATTGCCACCAATGAAACCAGCGAGGCTGGATGGAGCAGTTGCGGATGCTCTACCAGCACCACCACCGCCCATGTGCGCACTACCTCCAGGACCACCGATTCCCAAGAGTGCGTCACCCCAGGCCATACCGCCTGCACCACCAGAAGTGTTGATATCGCCACCTGAGGCACTTCCACCACCACCACCGGCAGCACCGAATGGAGTAGCACCGGTTGAGGCATTCGCTCCACCGCCACCACCATTTCCTGTGACAGCAGTAGTGTGTGCAAAGGATGAATTACCACCGGAGTTTCCTGAGGCACCAGCAGCACCAGTGCCACCAGTACCAACCGTTACCGTGATGCTTCCAGCCAATACAGATGCGGCAAATACCTTCTCTGCATAGCCACCAGCACCACCACCGGAACCCTTTGAGTTCTGACCTGATGCAGCAGCGTCAGAGCCACCACCAGCACCACCGGCACCTTGGACCCTTACCTTGACCGTTCTGCATCCAGCAGGCTTTGTCCAAGTACCACTTGAAGTAAAGACCTGCATTGTCATCGGAGAGCCGTCAGTAACAGTCAAGGACTTAATCTTGACGCTTCCGTCAGCACTGATGATTAGGCTGTCATCGGTGTTCCTAATCTTTGCCGGTGTAGCACTGGCAAAGGTGTTGACAGTTGGTGCTGCTGTTCCTGAGAACGTAACCGTCGTCAGAGTTGCTGTGTTGACGAAGGCAGCCGTAGTTGCCTGCCTGTACTTCGTACCGCCACCCCTGCCGACATAGACCCTGATGCGGTCAGGGTCACCAACAGCCGTGTACGGAATTGCAGATGACGTGACGGTTAGACGAGCACGCATCTTCATGGTGATGGTGGTATATGGAGATGGTGTCGTCTCCTGAGAACCACCGTCATACCAAGTGAAGCCGACTGCCCATGAAGCAGAGTCGGTTCCATTGGTCCACTTGATGTTTGTGTGCTTGTAAAGATTTCCGTCTGAGCCAAGAGACCAGAAGTTTGTACCGTCGTAAGAGATTCCCTGGTTTCCACCAGTGATGACTGGGAATGCGTCACCACTCATGTAGGTGCCGTCAGAGTTCTTGAATGGCCACCAGTTGGTACCGGCTGCACCCAATGCGTTGGTGACGTAGCGCTCTTCAGGGAAGTCGAAATTCCCCCTCAGAATGCCTGCCAGAGGTCCACCGAATCCAGGGTTTGCACCACTGTTGAATGTCGTGACAACCGTGGCCATGTCATCGTGATTGATACGACGAACAGTAATCCTGTTGTTTGCACTGTCATGCTCAGCAACCAGCAAGTCTCCAGTAGTGGTGTAAGAACCCAATGCTGGAGATTGTCCGGTGTTGACACGAGATGTCGGCAACTCGCCAACAAGGCCGGAGTACTTTGCATCGTCTGCCTGTGCCGTAATGACAGAAGCAGTAGCGTCGTACAAAACAATGTCGTCCCAGTTTGTACGTGCATTGAAACTGGTTGTTCCGAAGAACTCAGTTCCAAGAGTGAAAACCAGCGTGGCTGAGCCAGCAGGCGCAACCATGCTTCCATGCAAGTCAATCCATGAAGCAGAACTAATGTCAGTTTCGCTTCCACCAGAACCACCACCCAGCCACGCACCGCCTGAGTCATAGAAGTTGAACTCAAAGTAGGCCTGGAGGTCAGCCGTCTGATAACCAAGAGCCTGTGCCATAGCGGCATAGGTTCTTCCACCAACAACCGGAATTGCCTGGTAACTCATTCGAACGCTGGTGTTCTGAATTGGCTTGCTCAAGTAACCAGAAGAAGGACTGCTGGTGAAGTGAAGGCTGTCCCTGACAATGGTTGCTGGAGACTCAGGAGTCCAACCAGCAGTGTTCGTTGTGAAGCTTCCATTGGTAATCAGGTTGGAGATATTTCCGCTTCCGTATACCTCCACCTTCCATTCCATGCCGCTAAAGACGCTTGCTGGACGACCATGAACAACCGTCTTCTGAGTTGTCCAGGTGACTCCATCAGGTGAAGTCTGGAAGTTGATTCGAGAGTTGAACTCAAAGATTTTCCAATAGGCATGCTGAACAGCATCATACGTGACGGTTACCCAGTCAGCGGAACCATTTAGAACCCAGTACGCATACAACAGGCCATTCTCAATGTGGAAGTCAAACCAGGTGTCTTCTGTAGCGGACTCAACCTTCATGATTGGTCCTGCGGAACCTGCATTACCTGATGTCTGCGCAACCTTCATCTGTACGCCACGAGTCTTGAAGCTTCCCTCAAGTGTTCGTGACAATAGGGCATAGTCGCTTGCCGTTGGAGCAGACAACTGAGCCTTGCCGGATACAACTCCGACAGTTCCACTGTTCTCAGTACCACTGTTAGGCCAATTGGCCAGTGAGCCTGAGAAATCATCGGTAAAGATGACATCTTCAGTTAGACGAGCAATGGAGAAGGTTGCACCGCTGATGACAGCACCGAAGTATGGTCCTCCTGATACCGGCTGTGTGACGTGAGTCAGTCCGGTTACACCAGGCGTTGAAGACACCCATGCACCTGTGGAGTTCCATTTGTGGAATCCACCGGTTGTGTCGGCACTAATCCAGTAGCCGTCAGGAGTCCTTGAAAGACCTCTCAAGTTTCCTGGTGTTGGCCAGTTGGCTCCAGTGGAGTCCTTCAACTGAAGCTTTTCATAGTCAACCTGAACCGTTGGTGCGTTGGTGGAATTGGTGATACCGGCTGCCAGCGTCCAGACGGCTGCACGAGACAACTCGTTGGTGGTAGAGCGGAATGTTGCTCCACCAAGAACCGTCAGACCGTTAGCCTCAATGTTTCCCTTGAAGAAGTTCTCAGCGTCAGTTCCAAGCTGGGTCGTTGGTGCTCCCGTTGAGTCTGTGATTAGCAGACCAGATGGAGACATTTCGACACGTGCCCCGCTGTCAGCAGTCTTGATGGTGCTGGACAGCGTTACGTCAGCGGAGATAGTTCCACCGGTGATTTGGTCAGCAACAATCTGACCACCGTAAATGTAGTTGGCAGCAATGTCAGGGCTGTTCACCTGGAACATCTGTGCGGATGCGTCAGAAGATGGGTCTGCATCTCCGTCAGCGTCACTTGCCACTACGCGGAAGTAGTAATCAACTCCATAGGACAATGCAGTGTTGTCCGGCAATGCACGAACAGTGGTTGAAAGTCCTGGAGTGACGTTCAGCAGGGTTGTGCTGTCCGGCGTGAACGCCTGAGTTGTGGACATATGGAGTGAGTACGTAACAGGGTCAGCATTTGTGATTGCCTGCCAACGAACCAGAATGATTCCTACGCCACCCAGTGCCACAGGCACGGGACTTGCTGTAGGAGGCTGTCCGTCCGTGGCTGGTGCTGGCACAGTCGCAGGGTCAAGGTAGGCACCGTCAATAACGGGCTGCTTGCCGATAATGTCAGTGATAACCCACTCGCTGCCAACAAGGTCAACGGTGACAGACTCCTGTGTGCCGTTATCCCTAATGCCCTCTGGGATGCGGTCAAACAGACCGTGGGGAACCCTCGCGTCAAGGGTGTCACCATTGTCAGCCAAGATGACTGATGCACGCTTCTCAGTAGCTTCCGGAGCTACGTAGATAGGGTGACCAACCTCCAGGTCTTCAATTAGAGCAGTTGTCAGAGTGATTGTGTTGGTATCTGAGTCAGGGTCTGCTGTTGTGTAGTTGTAGACAGTCCCATTAATCGATACCGCGCCACCGGTCTCATCAAAGTCAAGTGCATCGTCAACGCTCAATAGTGTTTCGCCTGTAAGTGCTGCGGTTGTAAGTGCTGCTCCAGCCTTCACCTCGCTAACTGAGTCGATAAATCCGTATTGAATCATTTCCTTTTAACTGTTCTCCTCTTCACTGGTCTGTTCTTCAGGTATCCAACGTTCATGGTGTTGCCGTCTGCGACGACCAACGGAATTGTGAACTTGCTCAACTGGAAGCTGGTTGTGAATTCCTCAGTAACGATGGTCACAACGTCATACTCCTCAAGAAGCGGATTAACCATTACGTCAACCTGAACTGAAACTTGCTGCATTAGCTTCTGCTGAAGCGTGCTCGAAGCAAGCTTGTTTGCATCTGACCTGGTTCTAATTCCGTCTTCAGAAATGAACTCAGGCATGTAGCGTGGAACGCCGTTGCGTCCCAAACGTGTTGGTGAAAGTGGGTGCGTTGCTGGAGCGATTGCCAATCCCTTAATCGGACCACTTGCACCTGTGGCACCAGTGACAGAAACGACGTTCCTTAGGTCACCAGTGCTGAAAGTAATCTTTGGCTTGGTCATGATGGTTCCTCCGTCACCCTCTTTGAAGGTAAATACAGGAGTGTTTGAGAACCTTCTCAAGACCATGACTCCCCTGCCGTCCATGAACAGATTGCAGTTCTCTGAACGAGCAAGCGTCTTAGCCAATACCCATGGCTCAGAGTTTGGAGCCAGAGAGTACGCATACGGCGTACGCGCAGTGCCGTCAGCAATATCGAATTTGGTTTGACCCATGAAGGTCTCTGCAATTTCCTTGATGACGAGAGTGCGCACAGAGCCCTTCTTGAAAGTCCATGGCGTGTATGCCTTGGAGTCACCGACTCCGAAAGCCTCCATACCGGCTGCTGTGATGCTGACTGTGGTGTCATCCCTGGACAGGTCTGAAATAGGACCAAGGAACACAGGAATGAAATACCAACGGTCAAGTAGTGCTCCGTTTACGCCGTACTCAACCCTAATCATTCGGTCATGCCACAAGGCTCCTGCCTCTGGACTGTCCGAATCAAAACCCATAGACCTTGCAGGGTCGCTAACGGTCAACAGGCACTTTCTGATAGGTGCCTGTGTCGTATCAACGTCTACCTGGCCGGACTCAAGCCTGTCTGAAATCTCAGTTAGGTTGTTTCCGGCCAGGTCAGTCACGTATACACGAATCTTTACGCTGTGATGCCCTGCAAGGGTTTGCTGTAGGAGTGCCATTGTGGCTGCTCCAAGACCAAGATTAATCATTGGTCCTCCCTTGTAGTTGTGTTGTTTTACAGCACCGCGTCAAAGCGGATGCTTCCCTCTTGTTCATAGAACTTGAATGACACGTCATATTGCGCGTCCTTGTATGGCGTTGGCTTGATGACGAGTTCGTTGATTACTGCCTGAATTGTCATCGTTGGGAGAGTCAGAACAACCACCTGTCCTGGCATGCCCTTCAACGTCCATAGGTCGTCAAGAATGTCGTTAACGTCCATGCCGTCATGGGTGCTGGCAATTAGGTTGAGGCTTCCCTCATATCCACCCAGAGCCTGAGTGATAAGCACACTTTTAGTACCGCCCAACGGTCTGATAACCGTTGACTGTTCTGGCATATCCCAAGACCCCTGGTCATCTCCGATGAGATGAATCTTTAGGCCAGTAGGAACATGAGCAAGCCAGACACCACCTGTCTTAGGCGTTGCCGTGACCGTTGGATTGGTCTCTGAGGCAGCACCATTGACGATTGCCTGTACGAACCACGTATGAGCCTTGCCCGAATCTGCATAAGGGTCACCAACCGCGTACGTAGTTGCTCCTGTGTTCCAGTCAGACGGATTCACAGACGTATAAGCAATCTTCCCGTCTCTCCATAGGACGAAATTGTCTGGTGCCGTCGCACGGCTCCAGGAGAGCGTTACGCCTGGTTCCGGAGAGTTGAGCGTTGCAGTTAGGCCAGTGACACCATCAACCGTGTTGTCAAAGACGTATTGAGCAACCCTGCTGATTTCCACGTATGCAGGGTCATTGACAGTCGTCTCACGGTCCTGGTTATCCCAGACACGGACCACAAACTTGTAGTCCAGACCATTGGTCCTAATGACTCCGGTTGGAACGGTCACTGAGTCGGCTGTACTGGTTACCTTGCCGGAATCCCAATACACATATCCGCTCGTGTGTGTGACCAAGACTTGGTACGCAGCTTGTGTGCGTCCCGTAAAGGTCCACAGGACAGGTGGAGTAGGTTCCGTGACGTTTCCACCGACTGGAGGGTTATCCAGCGTCAGAGTGCCCTTTGAGAGCCTTTGGAACTGCACTCCTGCTGACCACGCTGACCACTGGCCTACTTCGTTCTGTACCCTCGCACGCCAGTACGTGGAAGAGCCGTCTGCCAGTCCGGCGTATGCCGTCGTAGACAGGTCCAACTCAGGAACTGTCGTTGTGACTGTGCCTGAATCAAATGCCGGACTCGTCCAGGTGTTGGTTGGGTTAATCTGCACCTGTAGTGCCTGCATGCCTGTACTTGGCTGTGCGCCAAAGGCAGAGCGCTGACCACCGAAGTTGAATCTGACAACCGGCTTAGCCAAAGACACTGCTCTGTTGCCGGAAGGAACCATTACCGTTGGCGCATCTGGTGGCAACGAATACGTGACCTCCAGTACCGGCCTATAAGCAGCACGAGAACCGGCAGCCTCTGACGAATCAAAGTACATAAGGTCAGTGCTGCCCAACTCGATACGCCAGCCATAGAGCCTGGTTCCATTAGCGGCAGACTGAATGTCAGCCGTTACGTCAAACTCCCAGACAGTGTTTGCTGCTGGACTGCTCTTCGTAAGTGTGGCTGAGACCGTTGACGACACAGACGGCTGGTTGTTCCAGGTTGCTTGTGCTGTATACCAAACAGACGTAATGCGCTTGAGGCTGACAGTTCTTGAACCGGACTGGCTCTGAGTGTTCCTAAATTTAAGCTTGGCACTGATGACAGTTGCACCAACGCCAACAGGAACAGGGTTTGCCAGGTACACGAGAGAGTAAATAGTCCCTCCCGTGCCACCTGTGCGCATAGCCAACGAAGCAGACTTGCTGTAGTTGGTTCCCTTCTGAGCCGTTGTCCCATTCAAGACCCACGTGTCTTGCGCGTTAGTTAGTCTTGAAAAGGTCATTGTTACTTTCTCCTATATTCAATGGAAGCGTCAATTTCTCCACCCGCGATTTCGCGCATGAATCCGGTGCCCTCTTCCCAGTTATCAATATGAATTGCGTAGCGTCCTGAACCAGCTTGTGACGCTCTGTTGTTTGCATAGTCGGCAAACTGGCTGTTGGTGAATACAGCCTCAGGCTTGCTTGACATGTTCACTGCCACTCCACCAGGAGGAAGAATTCCTCCTGTATCGAAGATGCCTCCATTAAGAGGACCAGGACCAGGAACCTTGTCATTGATGAAGCCTCTAACCTGGTCACCGACACCTTGAATCATCTGCTTTAGCATTCCGCCAAAGCCGTTCATGTTTGCAAGCTCGGCTACCCAGCCCTTTAGGCTCTTTAGGACGTTCTTGACCGTGGCAAAGAATCCACCGTCAGAACCGGCTGCACCAAGGTGAGCCACCGTGTTGAATCCCTTGTCCATGTAGCCACGTGCAGAAGGACCAACAACAACGCCTTCTCCGCCACGAGACTCCACATTGAGACCTGCCAGGGTTCCGGCCATGTGGCCTACCCCTGAGCCTCCATAGTTCTTGGCAGAACCAATGGTGAACTGACCAGGACCACTCTCGAAGTTTCCCCATGGGAAGTTGCCGGTAGCACCCACACGGCTGTACGGGCTGCGACCCAAAATGACGTTTGTGATTGCTGACATGAATCCTGAACAGTCGAAACCGTTAGGACCAACACCACCCCAAACGTATGGGTCTCCTACCTGAGACCTTGCAAACGCCTGTGCGCGTGCAATTTGGTCATCGGTCAACGCTCCACCGTTAGCAAATGCTGGTGGGTCAAAGGTCTTGCCCATGCCCTTCTTCAAGAGCCACTGACGGAATGCCTGAATGACTCCGTGTCCACCGGCAGCCTTGACTTCCTTAGCCGTCAAGACATGCTCACCGTTGGAGAGCCATGCAGGAATGCTGTCAGACGTTGCAGAGCCTGCACCGAATACAGCACCACCAGTTGCAAAGCGTCCAGCAGAACCAAGCCTTGTGTCTCCACCGCTCTTGCTTGAAGCACCAAGCAAGCCCAACGGAGGAACATCGTCAACACCTGGAAGAGCGTTGATTACCTTACGGATACCGTCGTTATAGACCGTGCCAATCAAGAAGTTGATAGGCGTTAGGAAGATGCCCTGGAGCTTGTCCCAGATTCCCTTTACCTTATCGACTCCCTTACTGATAGCCGGGGCTACCGTGTTTGTAATGAAGCCACCCAAAGCATTAAGAACCGGCTTGATTACCTTGGTCCACTGGTCACTGAAGTATCCGCCGATTGCACCAAAGACTGGCTTAACAATCTTGTCGTAGAGCCAGCTAATAGCCGGACCAACGACGTTGCGGATGACCCATGAGAAGAACTGGAACATTGGGTAAATGAGTCTGTCCCAGACTCCCTTGATGATGTTTCCAATCAAGGTGAAGTACGGAACTACGATTGTCTTAGCGAACCATGTCACTGCTGGTCCAAGCACGGCTGTGAAGAACCATGACAGGGCTGAGAAGACAGGCTGGATTACCTTCGTCCAGGCAAATGAGATTGCCGTCTGAATGCCTGACCAAACTGACAATACGACCTTACGGAAGCCCTCGAAATTGGTCCAGGCGTACACAATGGCTGCAACAAGTGCTGCGATTCCGAGTACGACCCATGTAATTGGAGAAGCCAGCAAGGCTGAGTTCCAGAGCCACTGTGCAGCAGCTACGAGACCAACGCCGGTTGCGAGAATTCCAAGTGTGACGGCAAATGCTGTGATTACCGGCTTGTTTGCACTGAACCAAGTCCCTACAGGACCAAGGGTTGGTGCAAGAGCAGTGCCGAGAACGTTTGTGACCTTGCCGAGAGCAGGCAATAGCTGCCCACCAATAGCCTCAATCGTTCCCTGCTTGATGCCACGGAAGAATGATGTGAACTGGCTTGAGGCATTGCCATAAGCCGTCTGACCAGCCTTAGCCGTAGAGTCAGCAAACTTGCCCATCTCAATGCTTGGCTTGGATAGGTCAATGCTGAATAGAGCCTTACCCAAGTCCTCTGCCTGAGTTCCAAACAGAGCTACAGCAGCCTGTGATTGCTTTGCTGGGTCTTTGATTGCTCGCAGCTTGTCAAGAACCAAGTCAGTTGCCTTGGCAGCACCAGGGCCACCCTTAGCAATCGTCTCGGTCATCTTTGCTGCATCGAGACCAATAGCCTTGAATCCGGCAGCCGTCGTCTTGGAGCCGTCAACAGCACGAATGCTGAACTCCTTGAAAGCGTCGGCAACCAAGTCACCGTCACGAGCACCACCCTGCAAGCCCTGACTGATAATGTCCGTCATCTGCTTGCCGTCAATTCCGAGCTTACGGAACTGAGTGGAATACTCATTGATGGTGTCCAAGAAGTCTTCTGACTTGTCAGCACCGTTCTGGAATCCCGTGGTGATGATGTCGAATGCTTCTGTGGCGTTCTTTGCCAATCCGGTCTTTAGAAGCTGACCAGCAGCACGAGTTACCCCGTTCACGTCCTGGTCAAAGACATCCGCAACCGTGGCTGCCTTGGTGGCGATACCTCCGAGAGCGTCACGAGACGCATTGGCAAGCCCCGGAATGTTGCTTAGAACGGACTTTACGGTGTCTGACATGTCCTGTACGGACTCACCAAAACCACCCTTGTAAAGGTCTCCTGCAACCTTTCCGGCTGTGTCTGCCTGCTGCTGATTTAGTCCCAGCTTGGCAGCGAGCTTGTCAGAGGCAACACCTTGCCCAAGCACGCTTGAGAAGGATGACGCCAATGCAGCACCGGCAGCAGCACCAGCAGCAGCCATACCGGCTGCCAGAGAGCCTGAGAGCTTCTTAGAGCCCTTTTCAGCCTCGTCTGAGAAGTCCTGTCCGGCCTTCTTTCCAGACTGCTTAGCGGACTCTGAGCCGTTCTTGAAGGTGTCCTTGATTTGGTCCTTGATGGACTTGGTTTCACCCTCAACGCCGTCAGCAAATTCCTTACCGGCAGCCTTTCCCTCAGAACCGGCCGCCTTCGTGCCTTCCTTCAGTGCTGACTTGATAGCCGTGGCACCTTCGGAAGCACCGGACTTCATGCCATTAGCAAGAGATGTGCCCATTGACTTAGCGGCAGCATCAGTCATCTTCTGACCGGTCTTTAGCTCTCCCTTGATGCCCTCAGCGAGCTTGTCGAGAGAAGGCAGAATGGAGAGATACGCGGTTCCGACTTCGATAGCCATTCGGAACCTCCTTTATTCAGTATTTTTGTTCGCCAGTTCCAAGAACTGACCTCCCAAGAACTCAGCCATTTGGTTAAGTGGGATTGGCTTGCTACCAATCTTCTTGACCCCGCTATCCACACCGGGTCTTGGTACTGGTCTTGGCTTGTGATGCTTCTTGCCACCGGCCTTAAGCCAATTGGCAATGTTCTGTGCATCAAGTTGTGCAGCCTGCAAGTGAAGTTCTGGCGTCCAATACCAGGTGTCTGGATTGCGAGCCTTGTTCAACGCAGAAAAGTGGGGTGAGTTCTGAACGATTGCCAGCAACTCACCCCACGTAAATTCATCTGAACCGAGTTTGCGCAGTTGAAACCCCATTTGCAGGCAGTCATATCTAATTGCGCTCTCGTGCTCATCCAAGAGCTCTACCAGAGCGAGGACTTCTGTCAGAGTCGCTTCTGATGCCTTCTTAACGGCATCGTTGACCATCTCTCGTCCCACTGGAACATAGGTGTTGTCCCAAATGGCAAAGGACTCCTCATCAAGAAGAGCCCTCATCAAATCGTCTTCGTCAGGTTTTGTTCTTAGATAGCCGAGAGACAGAGCGTCTTCCCGGATGGTGAGCATTCATCATCAGCCCTCAAGTGCAGATGAGAGAGCCTTGTTCATGTCCTTTGAGAACTCCTTGAACTCGTCCTGAGTCATAGCGTCGATAGCTTCAAGAGCCTCGTCACCGGCAAGTTCCTCAATGATTGTGAATGCCAAATCAAGTTCGTCACGGCGACGGTTTGCACGGAGCCACTTTGGGGTTGCAATAACCGCAAATGCGCTCTCAAAGGTGTAGGTCTCGCCGTTGTACTCGAAAGAATATAGTTCGCCAGCAGGCTTCTTGTGGTCCTGTGGCTGCTTTGGTGTAGCCATGTTGTGTATTTCTCCTAAGTGTGTGGTATTTGTTTGAGCCCACCCCTACAGACTTGCTATAAGGGTGGGTCTCAGTTGCTAATCCGCCGTAAATCAGGCAGAGAATACGCCGTCATCAATGAACTTGATGGAGTTAGCGTTAAGTGTTGCATCCTTGAATGCCTCAATGGTGACCTGGTAACCGATAACGTCAGTGTCGTTGTATGTAACGTCACCAACCTCAATTACCTGACCCTTTGGCACATAAATGCGGATACGAGCGTCATCGTCCTTGACCTCAAAGACGTAAGACTTCTGTGGAAGCTTGTCACCGTTGATTAGAACGGTGCGTAGTGTTCCAGCGGTTGCCGTAGCAGCGGTAACGGTAACGTTGTCGTCTCCGTAGACAGCCTTGAGAACGTCAGTGTTTAGAGTCTCAAGGAACGTGAACTGGTAAGTGACGGAGAAGTCAGACTGAACGACCTTTACCGTGTCTCCACCCCAAGCACGAATCTTGTCCGTAGAACGGTCAACAGTCTCAGTAAGACCATCCTCACCGATGTATCCGGTTGCCTTGAATCCTGCTGCCAATGCAGTAGCTGCATCGGTTGGTGCTGCGTCGGTAAGAGCACCGACAAGAATTCCACCGCTAACGAGCGGTGTACCGGCCAATACATTCTTTGTTTCGTTTGCCATATTTAACTATTTGGCTCCTTATCTGTATTCTCATCCTTTGCAGGTGAGTTGATTTCGGCCTTTGGAGTGGACTCCTTTGGCTTCTTTGCGGCTGGGTCAATCCAGCCAGCAGCAACCCATTCGGCTACCGCTTCGTTTGGTACTTCCTTGATGAGCCCCTTGATGTTTGGGTGCTTCAACTTCGTCATAGTGCTGTTCCTCTCGTCCTCATTTGGACAGTGAATTGGTATCGGCGCATTTCAGATGTTGGGTCAGGGAAATAGCCCAATCCGCCAACCTCTGTGACCTTGTAGACCCATGTGCCATTGAAGGAATTACCTGGCATGGCGTACACGTAGGCTCTTGCGAGCTTGGCAAGGTCGTAAGCAGTGGCCTTGTCAGTTGCCCATGCCTGGAAGACAAGCAATGGACCATCCGTCACAAGGTTCTGCTGAATGCCGCCAATCCTTTGGACTGTCATGAAGCTCGTAGGCTTTGTTTCCGGTACTTCTGCGGTCACAAGGACTCCGGACAAAACCCCGGTCAAATGCGCAATGACAAGAGCCTCAGCATCGTCAAACACGACTACTTCGTTCACTTGGCATCACCTTCAAGCTTTGCCAGAGCGGTAAGCAGCGTGTTGTGCTTTGCGTTGGAGCGTTCAGCGTGTGTTCCTGCCGTCCAAACTCGTCCGGCAGCACGGTTCTTACCTTCGGTGACCTCACCCTTGTAAAGCTCGGTCCCAACGTCCTCAAGAACGTCGTCAACGATGTCCTGGAGAGCGTCCTTTACCTCTTGGCTCTTACGGACTTCTTCAAAGCCCTTCAGATTCCACTTAATCTTTGGTGTCGCCATGGTCAGCCCTCCACTCTCTTGAGCTTGATTTCAATACCGGCATCCCAGAGGAGTCCTGTATTGAATGGGCTCACGGACCAGTCAGCGACTTCACCGTCAATGACGTACTCGTTGCCGTCCCAAATCACACGGTCTTTGCTGTCAATCTCAGTGCCCACAGGGGCAAGCACCTGGAGACCGGTGACAACTGCATTTCGTCCAGCCTCAAAAGGCTCTACAGAAGAGGCAGGACTGACGCTGTAGACAGGTACATCAACAGGTGCCAACCATGATTCGGTTGGTGTGTTGTATCTGTCGTCAACGCCTGCCTGGTACCTCTTAAGACCGATGACATAAGGCGTTGCCGTCATCCGGTAAACCACCAGTTGGGGTCAGTCGGCACCAATGCATTAGGTGCTGGGTCGATTGAGAAAGCCTTCCTACTCCCCTGTGTCGTGGCAGGCATCAAATCTCTACGCTCTTCGTCGCTCAAATACAGAGCACCTGGGTCATTTCCGCCAAAGGTGACGGACATGTTGTTTGGTCCTCTGGTTTCAGACACGGAGCGCTGACCCATTGGGTTCCTGAGATGACGAATAATCATCTGGCAAACGACTCTCACCACTCGTGACAATGGCATCGTGCTGTCGTCAATTTGGGTCTGAATCGTCGGAATTGCGCTGAGAATCAAATCCTCAGCGTCTGCGATAAGTGTTTCAACCGTTGCCTGGTTACTTGGCATTGCCGTTGGAGCAGTCCAGCGTGAGGCAACGTCCTCATACGTTGTCCAAGTCATTGGACCTCCTTCTGTTCGTACCGGGCCGATTTTGGCCATGAAAAAAGGGCCTTTCGGCCCGGTATCAAACGTTCTGTTTAGTTATCAGGCAACAGAGTTGACGCCAGATAGAATCTTGACGAACTTGTTGATGTCCTTGACTGCGAATCCAACCTCAATCTCAGCCAAGACAGCGAACATGTTTCGCTGCCATAGGTTGACCTGGGTGCCACCCTTGTTAACGGTTGCCTGGTCGGAAATCTTTACAACGACTCCCTCAACAGTTCCGTAACGTGCAGCAGTCCAGTCACCGGCGAATCCAAGAACCTCACCGTCGTCACCAGCAGCATCAGCCTTGTAGGCGTTGCGGGATAGACGGACAGGAGCACCAAGAAGGGAACCAATGGCACCCTCACGCTGAATGTCGGTGATTAGAAGTGGGCGTCCGTCTGCGTCCTTAGCGGACAAGAGAACACCACGTGCCTTTGGAGATAGAGCCCAACCGTCGAGAACACCGTTTGCAGCAGAGATGCTTGCATCGATTGCTACAAGGTCACCGTAGGTGTCAGTGGTGTCAAGAGTGACAGTAGGAGCACCCTCCAATAGGTCGAAGTTGCTTCCAGGAGCAACTGTGTCGTGGAATACAGCCTGGTCGAAACGCTTTGCAAGTGCCTCTGGGAGACGCTTTGCAAGTGCGTCGTAAAGACCAGGAAGGTCACGACGGAATTCGTTGGAGAAAGTCTCGATGACGGCAATCTTGTAGCCAGTCATGCTCTTGTTGCTGACAGTAGCGTCAGAAACTGGCTTCTCCTCAGACTCGTTGACGAATGCAGCGGTTGCATCGCCGGTAACCATAGGAATGGTTACGCCATTGCCTGGCAAGTCAATGCGCTGAGCAAGGCTCATAACGGCAGAACCCTCAACGGTTTCCTGCCAAATTTCGTTTGCGACACTCTTAGGGAGGGATACTCCGGAGGTGGCGCGGTTCATGTTTACAGCAGCCATAATTTAGCTATTCCTTTTCCTTTCCCTCGTAGGGAGAATTAGTTGAATGCCTCTTGCAAGGCAGCCGCGAATTCATCGCGGGTTGTCCGTGGAGCAAGGGTCTTCTTTCCCTGTGCTGCATCGGGCTTTACTTTTGGAGCAGTCCGCTTAGACAGAGCCTCAGCCTGCTTGATTAGGACTTCCTCAGTAGTTCCTGTGAGGAAAAGCTCAATGTCTTCCTCAGCAATGTCGTACTTAAGAGCCACCTTTAGACGTGTGTTCTCAAGAAGAGTCTTCTCAAGGTCTGCATTTGCAGCGGACTCTTCCTTCTTAGAACCAGCCTTTTCGGTGCTGTCGGATTCAATGCCGAACTCGGCAGCAACAGCAGCGTCTTCATCGGTGTCCTCTTCGGACTCCTCAGGTTCTGTTGCAAGCTGCTTCTTTAGTTCGTCAAGTTCTGCCTTATTGCTCTTGGAACGCTCTTCCCACTTACGGGCTTCGGCCTTCCAATCAATCTCGGTCTCAGTTCCCTGTGCAGTTTCCTGAGCCTCTGTTTCTGTCGTTTCTGACATAGCGAATTGCTCTCTTTCTCCCCGTGCGGGGACGTGTGATTTGCCTTCTGCTGTGCAGCGTCCGGCTGGATTTGGGCATAAGAAAAGGCACCGACCGTTAAGTCAGTGCCTCAGAAGTTGTTGCCCTACTTCTTCTTAGATTGCGCTCTCTGACGTTCCTTGAATTCTTGGTAGAGAGCGTCAGGGTCATAGCCTGGAGGAAGGTCATCTTCCCTCCAGATAGGAATTGCAGAGCAGTCACAGTGCCCGTGATAGTCACGAGACTCACCGGCTGCTTTGCTATTCAGATATACAGCACCCCTTGAAGCCAGCATCAAACAGAAGTCGCATGTATGGCCACCGGTAGGCACTCGTGCATAGCGAGCCTGTGCAGGGTCGCGTTCCACATTCAATGCAACTGTTTCTCTGCCTGATGCCTTGACTGCCTTATCAGTCACAAGGTGCAGGTTTGAGAGGGCTTGGTCAGGGTCGCTCTTGCCGAATAGTGGCGTGAGGTTGTATCTGACGTTCGCCTGAATTGCTTCTCCGGATACTGGGTCAGCAAGCAGGGTCTTGAACTTCTTCTTAACCCCGGCTTCTTCCCTCAGACCTTCGTAGAAGTCAGCAGCTACGGAAGCTGCCATGTCGCCATACTCGTCAATGAGTGCTGGCAGGAAGGCTTGCAGTGCTCGACTCGTCGCTACAGCGTCTTCAGGGTTCAGGGTTGCCCAGAAGTCAGCAAGCTCGGCAACGGCCAGGTCTACAAGCCCTCTCTGAGCGCTTCTGAACTCATTGAGGGCTTCTACCGTGGCCATGGCTTATTCCTCCGTCACAGGGGATTCAGGAGCCGTCTGAGCGGATGCGCCCAAAGCCTTGGTGGCAGCAGCAATGTCAGCGATTCGCTGAGACGCTGAAGCCTTACGCTTGTCGCTCTCCAACTGACGCTGTTCCTGTGGAGACAGGTTGAGTCTCTTGTAAAGGACAACGGAGTTTCTTGGGATGATTGGGTCATCACCGGAGGACAGCTTGACTGCTTCATCAGCAGCAGCACTGCGTGTTGGCGTTGCTGGGTCGGCCCATTCAACGTCAAGGTCATTGATGTTGTCCGGCAATCCACCGTCACGTACAAGCAATGCCAATCGTCCGACTTCACGCCATGACTTGCTAAACATTCCAATACGCTTCTCAGCACGCTTGATTAGGCGTGCCTCCCCTGCTCGGATTGCGTCGGCAGATGCTGGGTTGTCTGAGATGAAACCCAAGTAGTGCGCTGGCATTCCCGTCTCAGCAGCCATTGCCTGTGAGAGCCCCTGGATTTCCTGGAGCATCGGTGCGGGACTGGATGCCTGGAACTGTCCAACCGTTGGAGTTACGAAGTCGTCCGGCATCTCTGTGCCGTCTGGCTCCATCTCCGGATTCTTTGGCTGACTTGGCAATGCAAGGTAACGACCAATGTAGGACTCCCATGCTGGAGTCATGTTGCCGTCTTCGTCCTGGAAGACAGAAGCATCAGCACCAAGGACGTATCTCTGTGGAGATGAGTAGAACTCTCGGTTGACTTCCATGTTCAACCACGTTCTGACGGCATGGTCTGTGTAGTAACGGACAGCCGGTGTGATTTCTGACTTACCGCCTGTGCGTGATGCACGAGGACGATTGGTCAACTGAACAACCGGCACTCTTCCGTTACCGCCATGGTCTACACGGTCAACAACGTTCCAGATTCCCTGAACGTTGAGTGCCCAAATTCTCTCGGTGCGTGTGTAGAGCATGACTTCATTGACCTTGCCACCATCGGAGTCCATGACCTTCAATGCCGCATCAAGTCGGCGGGTTCGTGGATTCCAAATTCCTGTCATGTATCGAGCGGACTCGACAGTGATTAGGACATCTGGTTCACCCTCGCTTAGGTCACCAGGACCGACAGTAATAAAGCCGGTGCCGTACATGAGAGTGTCAAGGTGACCAAGGCCGGACTCAACGTCCAGGTCATTTGCTCGGTAGATGTCACCCAAGCCGAAGTCATCACCATCAACAGTTGCCCATCCGTGCCAGTCAAGACGCTCGTCAAGAGCATCAACGGCAATGGTTGGCCAACCTACGACAGTCCTAATACCTTCAAGGCTTGGAGGAATTGCAATTCCAAGCTGCTCAACCTTGTGCCTACCGTCATAGTAAGCAGCCTTGAGCTTGTTCCTTGTCTCGTAGTAAGCAAGGGTCTGAATCATCTCTTCCACCAAAGCGACTTCGTCGCTGTTTAGCGTCAGAGTCTCAAGGTGGAGAGCCACGTTTTCGTTTGCCATGTAATGGCTCCTCCATAATTCTGTTATCTAAGGACAGTTGCGCGTCCTTTTCGCTTTGGCTTAACCGGCGATTCTTCGTCGGCAGGCTTGTCTGTTGGTGCTCTCTTCTTCTTTGCAAGAACTGAATAGGCCATGCTTGATGCAACCAACGGAGTGATATCTCCACCGGTTGTCTTGTTGCTCCATAGCCACTGCTCATTGCTCCAACGCTTCTCAGCAATGGCGCATGCTTCAGTCAAAGCCTCTTGGTTGCCGTGGCTGACGTTCCCAAGCTGGATAGCTTCAAGGAAGTCGGCATCTGCTCTTGCACGCTCTGGGAAGTTGAGTTCAATGACTCGCACCTTTGAGCGCTGAAGGTCTCGCTTCAATGCAGCAGCTTGTGACTTGTTGTCGATTACGACGCCAAAGTTCCTGTGGGTCTTTGCAAGCTCAGCCATTTTGTCAACGACCCATGTCGTACCGACTTCGGTAACAACGTCAATGTGAGTTCTGACTTCCCACTGTCCATCAACGAGCTTTCGTGAATACCCGGCTGCACAGATGCTTGCTCGGTCACGGTCAGCGTTGACGTGAAGCCCAAAGACAACAGGATTTTCCATCTGAGCCTTGTTGTCAGTTAGGTCCAACCACTGCTTCATATCGATGATGCCGGTAGAGCTTTTCTGTGGCCACATTCCCAGACGCTCACGAGCGAAAGCATCGTCATTGACGTTGGTTGCTCGCTCACGCTGAATGGTTTCCTTGCTAATCCTCAACGGATAGCCAGGGTTTGCCTGAGCCCATGCTTCTTCGGAGTCAAGGTCAGCATCATCGTCGGCTGACCACTCAAGCCAAATCATCAACGGCATGGACTGGTCAACTCCATGCTTACGCAAGTTGGAGAAGACCTCACTGCTCATTGATGGTCCTGGTGGAGTACCCGTGAAAATCTGCATTGGGTTCTTGGATGCAGAGATGATTGGTCCCAGAGCCTCAAGGGCTTCAGAGTCCAGATGCTGAGCCTCATCCATGACCAAGATGTCAACAGAGAATCCACGGGAAGCATTCTTGGTACGAGTACCGAGATACAGCATTCCCCCGTTGTGAAGTTCAACGTGGAAGTCTCCGTTGGTGTTGGAGATTTTCTTGACCTCACGGCGTAGCTCGGGAACGTCCTCAAAGTACTTCTTCATTCGCTTGAAGTGCTCGCGTGACGTTCGCTCTTCCTGAGCCGTGTGGTAAACCCTCAATCCCAGAATGACTGTGACGTAGAGTTCAAAGACTTCAAGAATGTAGTTCTTACCGTTCTGCCTTGGTACGGAAATGCCTACGGTGTTCGCACACCACAAGCCGTTCTCTCGCTTGCCAAGGATTAGGTCAAGGCAGTACTTCTGCCACTCGTCCGGCGTACCGGCGTAGGACTGCACCAGGTCAACAGCAAGGTCAGCGTCTGTGCTGACGTATGGCTGTGGATAGACAACCGATGGAGTCTGATTGCCCCGAATCATTGTCAGGGTCATGTCAGCCTCCTTTCAGTTGTTAAGCCTTTGCCCTCTCTGCTGCCTCTCGTCGGATACGGTCAGCAGCCGATTCCTTTTCAGGTGGCTTGATTTCGTCAAGCTGGTTTGTCACGTCAGCCAATTGACGTGCCAGTGGTGCACGGTCTCTGTCGGATACTCCGTTATCCAGAGACTCTGCAAGGTGTTCCTGCAACGCCTTGAGAATCGTGTACTTGTCGCCGGTTGCTACGGCTTCAGTCAAAGACATTGCAGTCCTCCTTTTAAAGTTTGTGGGCAGGCATAGGCGGAACATCCTAAGGAGATAGTTTGCGCACGCTAATACGTGCCTATGCCTGCCGGTATTTGT